TAATTCATCTTTGGTTTTCAATCCATTAGACAACAGCCAAATCTTAGTGCTATCTAAATCAATATCAACCGTATTCTGACTGATTTCCAACAAAGAATCTCTTTCAAGTCCTTGAAAATATCCCAAAATAGCATTAATCAAAAGCTGTCTGTTATCGTAACTATTAGCATACTTACCAATATATGATTCTTTTGCAGTATCTTTGATATCATCATGAATCATATCCATAAGGTCAACTAATTTAATCTTTTTAAATTCATCGCCTTTATTCTGCATGGTCGTTACAAAACTATTAACTCCACGTGCAATTTTGAATTTTTCGCCGTCGTAGAAAACAAACAATTCACCTTTGCCGACTTTTGCATCCATTTCGTCTTTGGTGTAGCGGTCGCAGTCAATGACTTCTGCCAACGGTGCATAAGTGCATGAAATCGTTGCAGGTGTACCGCAAATCATTCCTGCAATACGCGCACAATATTCTGCCGTCGTATATGTCTTAGTTTTAGTTTTAATTGTCGTATTGGTGAAATTAACAATACCTTCAAAGTCTGCTGGACAATTTGGAAGCACGGCTTTAACCATCTTGTCATACACTGTACGTTGTGACTTAATCCAGCTAGACACAATCGTTACATTCTTTTCGTCGATTGCTGGAATAACAAGATAATCAAATCTTTCATTCTCCAGCTTTTTGAGAATTTCCGTATAATCTTGAATCGTTGTAACAACGTCTTTACCGTCTGCATCCTTACTTGTTTTTGATTGCATGGCATTGTTAAAGCACTTAATATAACGTGGGCTTGTCTGATATCCTGTCAGTGCAAGCTGAATCTGCTCTTTTGTGTAATCTTTAGCTGTTTCGGGGATATCATCCACACTGTAGATAATCTCATTATCAATTGATGAATCATCGAAAATCATTGCAATGATACCGCGCTGGCTTCTTTCAATCGCCGTAATTCCCTTAGTTTTAAAGAGAATTGAAATAGATGGCATTTTTAAACCCATAATTTTTCTACCTCCAAATAAAATAGAGGGCTTTTTTATAAGTCCTCTCACATTTCAAAATGTTAACTGGATTAACTTATTAATAATCCATTTTTACATTCACTTTGTTTGCTAATTCATATTCTGTGTTATTATCATAATCATAATTATTATCGTAATCATTACTATCTATATAGGTTATATCTATTGTTGCTTGTAATATGTCGTTATCTTCGCCAATCATATCATAAGATATATTATCAGTATGCAGGAATCTATCATTTATCTGTAATCCATGCCCGAATAAATCAATTATATTATCCTCAAAATTTAACTTCTGAATCTGTTGTGATTCATATTTGCTAAACATATAGGTTACAATGATTGTTAGATTATTACTATTTACATTTTTTGTTTGTGCGCTAAATACTTTAATTAATTTTACGAATAGGCACGGCGTTTTATAATTTTCTGCTACTTCATCCGTATATATCGTTAATTTCAATGTATTCAATTTGCTTATAACACTCTTAAATATATCTGTTTGTTTTAACAATCATTTTCACCCCATTTTCTTAGTAATATCTTTCATTAGCTTTTCTAATTCTTCGGGTATTACTTCATTTTCCATAGTTTCTGATGCTTTTTTAAAGAAAAATTTACCTTGTACAAATCCTGCATTTTTGCCATGACTTACAATCTTATGCCCTCTCTCAAGCAAATGGAATTTCTTGTTGCTAGTCCATAACTCAAGTTTTAAGTCGCTACCATGGTAGCCCTTAATCTCAAATTTCCAGCCTTTTTTAAGTTTCAACTTCGCAAATCTGCGTTTTCTGTTGTTATTTTCCTGCTTAGTTTTTGATTCATCGTATTCCCATGTACTGCCCGAGTCTGGCGTGCGTGCTATAATTTCCTTGCGGTACTTATTGCCTATTGTCCTTAGATGCTTTTCACACGTATTTCCATAGCTCTCTGCTACATCAGATAACTGCGAGATAAATTCTTCTAATCCATTAAATTCAAAATCAGCCATTATCAACACCACGCGTTTTCGCAATACAATATAATTCCAATGATTCATTTGACATATAAGGGTTAACAACTGACTGTATTTCAAATATATTATTTCTGTAGTGTATCTTATATGATTCTTTCATATTTTTTCTATATCGTATTGTTATTTTGTAATTATCCTCGTTTTGTACTTTGTCTGCTTCGTAGTATTCTTTGCCACGCAACGGTGCAATCATAGCCCAACAACTATAGATTTTTCCGTCCTGCGTATGTGTGCCGTATTCATCCGTAATTTCTGTTACGCCCCATACTTCTATGCGCTTATCAAGATTCCCAGCATTAAGCATTAGTAACCACCTCATAATTATTGCAGTATGATATATGATTGATTAACGCCGTTACACTATGCGGATTTTCAGCATTATTACCCTTTTGCAGGATTTCCCTGTTATCGTACCAATGCGACACCAACAACATAATACATAACTCATATACTTTATCGTTTTGCTTATATAACTTACCCGTGCAATTTTGAATATATTCAACCGATGAATCAATTAAAGACTGTATCAAAACATCATCGTCCGTTAAATCATCATCAACCCTTAGATAGTTTTTTACTTTTTGTAATTCCATTTAATCACCCCTATTATTAATAAGGGCAATAAGGGATATAATTTATATATCCCCATTTCCCCAAAATTTCAATTATGCAGTAACTACCTTATTCATTACTACAAGACTAGAATTATCAATAACTTTGCCGTCTACAAGTGCAATAGCCTTTTTCACAATATCGTCCGTTTCGTTGTCCTCGTATTCTTTTACAGTTACGTCCATTGCCATATTCAGCGTGTAGTCTGACATTTTGAAAATAAATGCAACCGTATCATTTGCCTTCGCTTTGTCAAAAGATGGGAGATAATCGCAGATAATAACCTTGCGACCCAGCAATTCCTTATTCGCATAGCCTAATTCGTCAAGAATTGGACGTTTGTTGCTGTCTTTTACGCTACGGAATTTCAAGAATGTAGCCTTAGACATTACATACACGCTACCTGCTTCATACTGTGCTGGCAATGCAGATTCCATTGCGATAATATCATCATAAGAGATTTCCTTAGTTATTACCGTCCCTGCTGGTGTAGCCGTCAAAATACCTGCTGGCTGACCTTTGCCCGTACCACTGATAACTGACTGCTCCAACGTCAATACCATAGCATTTGCAATATTATCTGCAACAACATTTTCGAAATCGTCAAGTGCCATCGTTGCAACCTCAACCGTAACAGGTACTTTTACGCGCAACTTATAGCCGTTAAAAGTTACCATTTCATAACCGCTGTTTTGTGCCGCAGAAGTAGCACCCTCTGCAACAAATTCTGCAACAGGTTTAACGGATGAAACTGGTACTTGTGAGCCTTTTTCATAATGCGTAACGTTGACAAGCGGAAGAATCATGCCTTGATTAGTCAGCTTGTTGACAATCTTGTTAACGATAACGTTAGGGATAGCAACGTTAGAAGTAGTAACGCTTCTATATTCTTTTGCCATTCCGTTTCCTGCTACATAATTTTTAAATGCGTTGCGATATTCCATTTCTTTATTTTCCATTTTTTCATCAACCTCTTTAATCTCTCGTACTTCTACCTTATTTACGTTAATCTTTTCAGCGATTTCCTGTTTTTCTCTGATTTCTTTTTCTTCTGCGTTGATTGCTTCCAGCTCTGCTTTGACTGCATCAAAATTAATCTTTTTTGATTCGTCTTGCAACATACTTCTGATTTCAATTTTTCTTTCATTGATTTCATTAAGTCTTTTATTTTCCATATTTTTCTACCTCTTTAATTTTGTTAATCCGGTTAACTTTTCTATATATGTTTTTGAATGTCTGCCATCCGGCATTTTTTGGCTATGCTATCCAGCAATAGTCAGACAATTTACATAACTTATATTACATACTTATTTTGTATGACTTCGTAGAATCGATTCTAAGGCGTTTTGAAAAGTTAATGCATATACTTATATACGTTTAGCAATTAGACACCCTTAGAATCAACGTCAGACAGTCACACCCTCATTTTTTGTAAAACTTTGTTGACGTTTTACTGCAAGTAAGAGATTAATACGTCAACAACATCAATCTATTACGTTTTTCTGTATCTTTTCGCTTTTCGTTGCAATCAGCCAATGACCGCGCCTCTACCGTCGTTGCATCATAAGCAGGATAATCGACGATTGACACATCTGATAGATAACTGATACTCATTACCTTGCGTAACTGATAACTGTCTGTATTTTCTGTTAATTCATTGTCGCAGATAAAGCCGAAACTGCATCCTTGTATATCCCCGTTTTTGACGGAATCATATACGTCTTTACCCAAATTTGTATTTAGATTTGCTTTAAAATATAATCCGTCCTCACGTAAATCTAACGTTAATGTATTATCGCGCTGTCGTGCTAACACTTTGGCTTTTGACTCATCGTGATTATATAACAAAGGTACATCATTCAGCTTTATCCCGTCTAATGCATGGGAATCAATCAACTCCCGATATTCATAGCCGTCATAATCGTCTTTGTATAACACGGTTTCAGCATTAAAACAAATTGCTTTTCCTTCCACTGTGCAAGTATCATCATTAGTTGTGATATTGTCTATAATACTTCTGATTTCTATTTTTTTATCACTCATTTGTGTTTTCACCTTCTGTATTTGTATCTGTATCTTGTGTTATGTCTGTCGTTGTGTAATCTGCCTTAGTAATCAATGTATCACCGTTTTCTACACCCGAAAAACCAAACACTTCTCTCAATTCATTAACAGTCATAACTCCCGACTGTTGTAATACCTGTGCCATTTGTACCTTGTCATGTAATGTGCAATACTCTAATCTATTGGTCTCCAATACAATTTCATTACCTATCTGCTTTTCACGTCTAGTGAATATTTTTTCGGTAAATTCTTGTTGATATTGAATAATCAATGGCTCTATAACAGACTCGTAAAAGCTAGTCCAATCAGATTCACTAAATTCGCCGTCAACGATTTTCTTGTTGATTCCGTAATAACGATATACGTCTTGTCTTACATAATTTAGCTGCTTATCATCAACGGTTTTCAATTCAGAATCTAATTGTGTGAAATCCATTGATTTATCAACCACGCCGTAACCAGTCTTTTTGTTGATGTTGTTGTTAAATGTATCTAATGCGGCTTGCTTATCTTCAGGTCTCATTTGGCTACTATTTAGTTTTATCAATCCTCTAAGATTAACACAATTAGTAACATAATTAACCATACCGTCTTTTAAGGTTAATAATGTTTGCAATGTATTCTTTAGCACACTGTTATTCCCTGCGCCGTAAAACTCGTCTTTGAAGTGACGGCGTAAATGGATTATATCAGAATATACAATAGTCTTTTGAATGCCTAAAAACATAAATTTGAGATATAGATTATTGCTCTTATCTTGCACTAACTCACAATTATTATATTGCAATGGCCATAACGCTATAACGTTGCCTTTATCGTCTGTCTGTATATATACGTAGCAGTTATTATACAAATATAATTGAGTTGTGATATTATACAGGAAATCATACGTTGACATTTGCTGATTAGGTCTGATGGACAACAGATAATCTAGTGTACTATCTACACGCGATATTTTGTTGTTAACACGTCTTATATGTTTGATTTTAGATTTTGCAATCGTCCGCGCTATCGTATCAATACAAGTCCTGCAAGTAATATCATTATATAGATTCCCATCATAAGTGGAGAATGTTTCAGAATATGTATTCAAAAATTTATAATGTGTTGTATCAATTACTTTATTATTTCCCCCGAAAATGGAAGAAAACTTATCTCGAAAATTCAATTATGTTTCACCTCCTATATTAATAAGTTAACTGGATTAACTTTTCACTTTTTGAAACCGTCAAGTGTTTTTTTGTATTCTTTCATGGTTTTTAAAAGACAATAAATGTAAATCAGACCGCCTATAACAATCAGACTTAATACGCATCCAACCAAAAATAAAATTATATTAACCATTATTACACCTCTTTAACAGATATTATTGTAATCTTCCATATTTCGCAAATACACAACCATACAATCTAATAAAGCCGCCGCCGCATCGTCTCGTGTTGTAAGGTTACGATTTTTTGTCAGTTGCAAATTAGCATTGGCATCCTGTTTCACTCTCATATTACATAAGCACCATTTCAGCATATTGTTATTATTGTATATTAGATTTTTGGCTTGTAATTCAGCTTTTAAGTTTTGCAACGGTATAGATTCTGTTTTTGCACCCTGTATTACTTCTTCTAGCACATCATCACCGTATTTGTCTTTTAATTCTTGTGTTAAATACGTTGCGCCGTATCTATCATAACCAATTTTGAAATAATATAAATCATATTTTTCTTTGATTTCGTCAAGATAATCAAGAATTAAGTGATAATCAATAATATGACCTTTGGAAATTCTCAAGCAATCGTCTTTTATGCACCTATCAAAAAACTGCCTGTTATTAGTCATTTTTTGTTGATTATAACAATCTTCTGTTATCCATGATTGACTTAACACAAATAATCTATCATCGTTTTGTTGCTTAAACATAATACATACACTTGTTAAATCTGTTGTACGTGACAAATCTATACCTGCAATGCAATAACGCCGATTAAGTGACATATAATCAACAATGGT